TATACGAGAGAGATGTGTTTAGCGTGGTTGAAAACACAGTATCCAGATAAAAGAGTGCCTAGATCGTCTTGTATTGGTTGCCCATATCATTCAAATGAAGAGTGGAGAGAACTTAAAAATGTGCCATCTGAGTGGAAAGATGCAGTAATGGTGGATAATAAAATACGCCATACAGATAAGCTGAGAGGTGAAGCATTTTTGCACAGAGAGTGTATTCCGCTTGAAGATGTGGACTTGAGAACAGCTGAAGATATGGGTCAAACCAATTTGTGGAGTGAAGAATGTTCAGGTTATTGTGGAATATGAATCAAACTAAACTAAAATCAACGCCCCTATAAACATTGGTTTAAAACCCTAGTGTAAATGTCGTTCGAATGTCGTGAACTGTCGTGAACCTCCTTGCCTCATGTTATTATTTTGGGTTGACTTATTTTAAATTTAATGCTATGCCTATTGCAATATGCAACGTTAATGGTTTTTAATTGCAATATGCAATGATTTATGACAGTCTTACAACTGTTGTAACGAACTGATAGGATTAAAAAATATGTCCAACATATTAAAACTAACGGATGAGCGAAAAACACTGTTTTTAGAATCCCTGACTAAAACAGCTAATGTATCTTTATCTGCAAAGGCTGTGAAGGTTTCCAGGCAGTATATGTACAAATACAAACACAGACCAGAAAACGAAGAGTTTGCTGAAGCATGGGATAACGCTATAGAAATAGGGATTGATTCGTTAGAAGAAGAAGCAAGGCGCAGGGCTTATCTGGGGGTTGATGAGCCTGTGTTTTACCAGGGGAGGGAATGTGGAGTTATACGAAGGTATAGCGATACACTGTTAATATTTTTATTGAAAGCCAACAGACCTGAAAAGTATAAGGACAGAAGGGATATTACCACTGGGGATCAGCCAATCACAGTTGTGATTAACGATCAGGTTCTTCCTTCGCCCCCTAAATTAAAGCTTTTAAATGAATAAAACATTAAAAATAACATTACCTTATAAATTTTCTCCAAGGGAGTACCAGGTTTCTGTTTTGAGAGATGTAGGTTCTAGTCCAACCCAAAAGAAACGTGGTGTTTGCGTTTGGCACAGGAGGTCAGGGAAGGACAAAACTTATATTAACTTAATGGCTAAAGAGGCTATGAAGCGAAAAGGAACTTATTTGTATCTCCTTCCTAAGCTGAAACAGAGCAGGAAAATCATATGGAAAGGTATGGACAGGGACGGGTTCAAGTTTATTGATCATATACCAGAACAACTGGTGGTAGGTAAAAACGATACAGAAATGAGCGTTGAACTTAAAAACGGATCAGTAATAATGCTGGGTGGAACAGATGCACTTAACATTGATGGATGGATTGGAACTAACCCCGTTGGAATAATATTTTCAGAGTATTCACTTCAAAACCCAATGGCATGGGATTATCTACGCCCAATATTAACAGAAAATGGTGGATGGGCTTTATTTAATTTTACCCCAAGGGGACAAAATCATGCGTGGGAACTATATGAAATGGCTAAACTAAATCCAGAATGGTTTTGCCAACTCCTGTCTGTGGATGAAACAAAGAGACCAGATGGTACACCTGTTATTTCAACAAAAATGATTCAATCTGATGTTGGGGCTGGAATGGATGCTGACCTCGTAAAACAGGAATATTATTGCAGTTTCACAGCCGCTACAAAAGGTGCTTACTATGGAAAAGAAATGGAAAAAGCCGAAGAAGAGGATAGAATCCATAATTTACCATACGATTCGGCATCACCTGTTTGGACAAGCTGGGATATAGGGGTTGGAGATTCAACGGCTATATGGTTTTATCAAAGGTCAGGGCCGTGGTTTCATTATATTGATTACTATGAAACCAGTGGTGAAGGGGTACAACACTACGCTAAAGTTTTGAAAGACAAGAGTGATAAGGGTCAATGGGTGTACAGGGATCATTTTGCTCCACACGATATACAGGTTAGAGACTGGAGTGCTGATGGTAAATCAAGGTTTGAAGTAGCTAAAGCACATGGAATCAAATTCATAACTGTTCCACGCCACTCAATAGATGATCGGATAGAAGCTGTTCGTAGTCATCTTTCCAAATGCAGATTTGATGAAGAAAAGTGCCAGCAGGGTGTTAGGGCTTTGAAATCTTACCAGAAAAAATACGATGAAGAACGAAATATTTTTCAGAACAGACCACAGCATGACTGGTCAACTCACGGGGCTGATAGTTTTGGATATGGAGTTATGGGACACAGGGAAATCAAACCTATGGATAAGGTCAGAAGATTTTTTGTAGATCTGCAAACAGTAGATAACTGGGCTTGTTAATCAGGGGGCTTTATGAATAAGGACGATTTTATTAAAAGTTTAACCAGGGATAAAGGTGGGCTAAAACCTGCTTCTTCCCCTCGCCTGTCCACACTTGAGCCTATGGAAAGGGATGATTTTGTTCGTGTGGCTAAAGAACGATTCAAGATGTGTGTGGATATGGATTTTGAGAACAGAACACTTGCAAAAGAAGATGTTTTGTTCATGGAAGGGCGTGGGCAATGGTCTGATGAGGTAAAAGAAAGGTATAGGGCAGACGGCAGACCTATCCTCACTATAAACAAACTCCCTAGTTTTGCAGATCAGGTCAAGGCAGATATCAGAAACAACAAGATGTCTATAAAAGTCAACCCTGTAGATGATATAAGCGACCCCAAAACAGCTAAAGTCTTTGCTGGTTTGATAAAAAATATAGAAATGCAGAGTAAAGCGGAGCAAGTGTACCTTCATGCTGGTGATTCAGCAATTGATTGTGGATTTGGGGGAATGAAAATCAACACGAAGTATGCTGACGAAAACAGTTTCGATCAGGAAATAGTAATAGATCATATAAAAAACCAGTTTTCTTTTTACCTGGACCCCTTCCATGAAAAAATAGACGGGTCAGACGCTAATTATGGCTTTATTTTTGAAGATATTGAAAGACAAGCTTTTGAAGAACAGTGGCCTGATGTTCCACTGGCTAGTATTGAGGGGAATACGAATAATTATGCAGGATGGTTCACGGCTGAAACTGTGAAAGTGGCTGAGTATTACTGGAAGGAAATTTCAGGACATAAAACTGTTTATCTCCTGTCTTCTGGGGACGTTCTTGATTCTGATTTGCATAACACGAGTAAGGAAACCTTTAAAACCTTGGATGATATGGGGTTATATAAACTTCAAGAGCGTAAAGTTGACAAGATAAAGGTTATGAGAGCTATTGTTAATGGTACTGATATTTTGGAAGGGCCTGATGAGTGGCCGGGAAGCCATATTCCTATAATACCTGTTTATGGTAAGGAAGTTCAGATAGAGGGGCGAACAATCAGGAGAGGAATTGTAAGAAATGCAAAGGATAGCCAGAGGATGTACAATTATTTCCGGTCAACTATAACAGAAACACTGGCTCTTCAACCAAAAGCTCCATATCTTGCAACACCAGAGCAGGTTGAAGGGTTTGAGCATCAATGGGAAGGTGCTAACAGAAAAAACTATTCTGTTATTTATTATAATGACATACAGGGTGCCCCAAAACCGCAAAGAGAGCCACCTCCAATGGCTTCACAGTCAATGTTTGCTGAAGCCGCTACAGTAAATGATGATATGAGGGCAACTACAGGTGTTACTGAAGCCAAACTTGGACTTAGAAGCAACGAGGTAAGTGGTGTAGCTATAGCTGAGAGGCGAAGGGAATCTGATCTTGCCAACTTTGTTTACTCCGATAATTTGAGAATGTCGGTTGAGTACCTTGCAAGGCAGGTAGTTGAGCTTATTCCTAAAATTTACAATACCTCCAGGATAATAAGGATACTAGGCGATGATGGGTCTAGTGACACCATAAAAATAAATGAAGAGGTTTTTAACGAAAAAACAGGTGAGCTTGAAAAACATGATCTTAAACTTGGGAAATATGATGTAGAGGTTAGTGTTGGGCCAGCTTTCGATACAATGCGCCTCGAATCGTTACAACATATG